AAGCAAATTTATAGGATTATCTGCTTGATCCATATATTCGTAATATTTTTCAATGAAAGTTACGAATTGAGAATGATCTTCTCTTATGAATTCAGGCAAAGAGTATTTTATATTTAAGCTACTTTTCTCATCATACTCTTGTGGTATACCAGCGGCAGTTGAAACGAATGCAGTAAGCTCTGCTCCTGCACCGCCGCCGCCACTTACAGTCACTGTCGGAGCAGAAGTATATCCCGATCCAGAATTTAATACAGTAACAGTTTGTACGGTACCATTGAATATTGCAACCTGAGCAGTGGCACCTGTACCGCCGCCGCCAGTGATAGTAACAGTAGGCACAGTAGTGTATCCACTACCAGCAGCGGTAATTTCTATGGAAGAGATATACCTATAAAAAGATGGAATTTGATCCGACATTAATAGCCTGCATTATCTTCTGTTACTGTAATATCTAGACCTTTTCTTGATCCAACTTCTACGTTATAAGAGCTATCATCAATGGTTAGAATTGTGTTATTTGATGGCCTAGCTACTACTGCACTGGTAGAAACTTCAGAGTTCCTAGAAAGAATGTTAGTTTTAATGTCGTTAGAGTCATCATGTGGGCGAGTACTTACTCTAATTGAAGTTTCTGTGCCAAATAATGATGTCACAATCATAGAAGGTATTGTAAGTTTTCCTGTTGTATAATCTATTGTACCGATAGAAGCAAGCTGTGTTCCTGCGATGTCTACTAAAAATAAAGAACCAGTACCGTTGTATTCTGGTGGTACAACTGTAGAAGCAGGTACATCTTGTATTTTTACTTTATTTGTAGTAGTACCAATAATTGCATTAAACCAAGTACTATGTAATTCTCTTGGCTGAATTCTGCTATTGAAAGTAAATGTATAATTGTCTGTTGTTCCGAGAACAGTAGGGGTCAATCTTTTTTGTATAGTTGGTGTGATATTGACAGAAACAATAGAAGGTGATACTGCTTTAATGTCATCATGCACTTTAGAATAGTAAAAATTCTTATTCAACTGATTTAAATTTTCAGTGAAAAAAGTATTGACTGCTGCTGATACTGCATCGCTTATTTGACCTGAAGTCAAAGTTGTCAAATCGCTATTAAAAGCTACTCCTATTTTGAGTCCAATAAATTGATATATTGGATCAACAAATTCTGGTAAAATAGCAACTGGAGCTTTTGGATTGACTATCTCAGTAACAATTCTGTCTTTATCTGCTTGTGTTATCACTTGTCCTTCAACAGGATCAAGTGATATAAAAACTTTTCCGTATATCGGAGGATCATTGTTTTCTCCTCCCCACACCGAAACAGATTGAATGTTAGGGTTACTAGCTAATATTAGACTTTTATAATCTCCTGAAGAAACTGCACGTTCTTTAGTTGCATTATATAGAGGTGCAGTTTTTCTTATGCTATCAATGCTTTCTCTAGATGCACCGCCTGAAGCTACTACAGTTTTTGTAGAATCAAATGATTTAACTTCATTTGAGCCAGTTAAAGAAGCCGCACAGGTAAATGTTTTACATAAATTGGCATCTTCTCCATTTGAAACAATATAATCTATCAGAACTATATTACCGTCAACTAGCTTTTCGCCAAGAACCCCATCACCAAATCTGATAACATATTTACCATCGACGCCTTCTTCTAGAAAATATACTTTAGTGGTGCTTGTCAAATCCAGCAAAGAAGATTTAGCCGAGAATGTATTTAAAGTCAACTCAGTAGTTGAAGTCTGTACTCTAACTCTGAGAGTAGTGGTATCAATGTTCTCGTTAGGTATTGTAATAGGACCTGAAAGATTAGAAGAGTCAATTAAGAAACTATTGTCTACTCGTGTTCCCTCTTTTAGTACTAATCCGGAAAACTTGAACCCGTCTGTTCCATTTATGTCCTCTAACGTGGCTGTTTGTGTCTGACTTGGATAGAAATTAAAGCTAGTATTATTAACAGTAGACGTAAAAATAGTGTCTCTTGTCAGAGAATAAGTTGTACCAACATACGCTGGGTCTGGAGTTATTACAAAATCAACACTAGCAGTAGCAGCCCTTCTTGATCTTGGAGTATAACCAATGGCCTTTGCTAGAGAGACAACAGAACTTCTTTTAATTGCAGAATCTAAAAAGGATTCGTTGGCTAACATGTGAGCCATTACAGCATTATAATGTGTATTATAGGCAAGGGTATCTAAAAGAACAGATAAGGCTGAACCTTCAAAATCATAATCGCTAAACTCACTCTGCGCTTGCATAAAAGTTTTAAGAGATTTTTTTATATTATCAAAATCTAATTCTGTTACGTTTAACTGTGCCATTGTCTTACCTTAACCTTTTTAGATTAGCTGTTAGTATCTGAGGTTTATTGATACCTACTACGAAAAATCTAACAGTTACTTCATATGAATTTAGATCAAAATTAGGAACTACCTGTATAGATTTAACTCTTACTCTAGGTTCATAACTTTCTATGATGTTTTTTATTGAATTTGAAATAGAAGTAGATACAACTTTTGACATAGGCTCAAAAAGATACCCCCTTAGATTTACTCCTTTACCAGGATCAAAAGGTCTCTCATAAAAATTAGTCAATATCAATATTCTCAAAGACTGTTTAACAGCATTGACATCTATTTTTTTAGATACATCGCCTGTCTCAGGATTCGCAGTAAAACTCAAATCCAAATCTTTGTATATTCTTGATACTTTTAATGATTCTGTTGCCATAATCGTATTTATAACAGTTTTAGTTATATTCCTATTGAATCTGGTGGTATATTGACATTTACAAAATTGCCAGACGCATTAGCACTCTTTTTAACCGCATCAATTCTATAAGGAAAATCAACTATATTACGAATGTTTATACCTAATATATTAGCAATAGGACTATCTGTCGGAGTTGAAATTGGGGCTCCTTTTAAAACAAATCCAGCGCCATCTTCTTCAAAGTTAGGTATTTTTTGACAAAGGTTATTTAAGTCCAATGCTCCTGTCTTTAACAAATCAGGAATGTCTTCTATTGCAATATCGCCTAAATCCAACCCACTATACTTTGTCTGTAAATTATTGATTTCATTGGTAATATCGTCTACTGACAATTTTGCTGCCAGAAAACTAGAAGCAAAACTTTCAATATCAGCTTGCAATCCTTTTATTTCTTCTGGCACTTCAATCTCAGGCACATATTGTTTTAATTTTGATGTAACAAGTTCTTGTATAGCCTGTGCATCAGTAGCCATATCTATTATAGCAGCAGCGTCAGTAACTGCCTGACTTACTGTAGGTGATATAGGTATTTTATCAAACAAAGTGCCAACTAGCTCATCGGTTGAACCTATTGACTGAGTTAGTTCTACTAAATTTTCAGTTGCGCCACATAAACTCATTCATATCTCCTTAAGGTGTAGGTGTGCCTGACACACTGCCACCGCTAGTAACACCCAGATGCTTGTGCGTTCCAAGCTCGATAGTACCTTGCTGAACTACCGATCCTAAAACTGTTCCTGTTACTGTCAATGCACCTGTTATGTTGTAAGCCCCTGTGTGAGTTGTAACACCTGTTATAGTTCTAATTGGAGCAACTACTGTCTGTGAAGTAATCGCTGACAGAGTTTGTGTAGTACTCGCCTCAACAAGCTGTACTGAAGCAGTTAGTGTTTGATTTAAAGCAGCAGACAATGACATATTCAAACCAATAGCTTTGAAGTTGCCTGTAGGCGCACTTAAATTTACATTACCAGTAGTACTCATCAAAGAGTAACCGAGTATTGCAGTACTTGAAGTTGAACCAACCGAAACTGAACTAAAATTGCCACCAACGGTAGAAACTTTATCGCCGCCTACAGTTTCAGTTCTATTGCCTATAACGGTGTCTGTTTGATTGCCGCCTGTACGAAAAGAATGATCCCTTGAAACATTAGTACTTTGCCCTGAAAGAACTTCAGTAAAATCGTTGCCTACTACTTTAGTAACACGATTGCCTGCAACAGTAGTAAATAAGTTACCGCCTATTTCTTGATACATATCTCCTGTTACTAGAACTCTTGCGTCACCCCCAATCGTGACATCACATGACCCTTTGACAAAAACTTTTTTGTCTTTTAAGGTTATTTCGTATTCGTCACCAACTACTTTTGTAATTCTTGATCCGTCTGCCTGAACTTCATAGAAAGTTCCTGCAGAATGATACTCGTGTATTCTTTCGTTATTAGGAGTG